TTTGATAATTTAGAAGATCAATACAACGTAAGATTAGCTGTTTCAGGTGAAATTCCTTTTAACCAGCCTTTTATGGCCAGTGGTCAAGATAATGAAAACTTTTGGTACATACAACTAAGTGGAACTTTTGATGTAGCTAATCCTGTACCACCTCCTTTATTTGTTAATTTGCCATTTGGTGCGTCAATTAAACCTATCAATGGAGATATTTTAGAAGATACTATTATCTCTGTTTCTGGCGTACCCGTCGATTCTGAAACACGCGATCCGTTAACAGCAAAACGTTATGGTTTTGCTCAAGCAGTGTTGACAGATATTGATCAAAATACAGGTGTCATGAAAGTAAGGAAACTAGGTTCAACTCAGTCAACAGAAGACGGTGTCCTTCAGACACCTTCACGTATACCTTTTGAGCCAGGGAGATTTTTGCAGACGGGTACTCGTTATTGTTGTAGTTGTCAAGATTTTACTAGGCGTAATTACGCTTATATTTCTTCACTTGGTTTACGTACAGGCGCTAAATTTCCTCGTTCCAAAGTTGCCACTGTAAAACCGGGTCGTTATGAAGAGATGAAATACCGTGGCAATATTCTAAATGCTGCCCAAACAGAAATTATGAGTGGTGTTGTACAAAACCGCTTAATGACAATTGTTTATCCGAGTGGTGAGACATATTCTTATCCTGTACCAGGTGCAACATTAACTACATCAGGTAAAGATATTAGACAGCCAGATACTTTATATAGAGATTTTCCCGCTGTATTTGATTCTTTTGGATCAATTTATAGAAGAGGTTTTGGAGATGAACCAAACCCTAGTGGTGTTGCAGAAGGTATGCCTAAGTACGGTGACTATAAACAAAGCGGTTTAGATATTACTGAGGTTTCTGACTACTGGACTTATACCTTAGATCAGTATCGTTACTGTAAACACATCTATGCGATGCGTTATGCAGACGGTGTATTTCCAAATGAGCCATCTGACTTTCCAGTTGAGGTAGGTGCAATGGCTGAATGGGAAAATAATTTAGTTGAAAAAACTAGGAACTCACAAACCAAAGCCTTTGAAAAGCTGGCTTACTATGGATTAGGTTACATGGATACACCGCCTTTTAATTTACAGGCGCCCATGATGAGTCCGATGCTTCAACGCATTGTGAATATACCGTCTGAATTTATTGTTCTACAGAACTTTTTCATGGTGGATAAAGACGGTAACACTTACAACATGGCATCTGGCCAAAAGCCTGACAATACAGGACAACCCAGTGGTTTCCAAATTAATAATTGGGATTTTTCTCTAGGTACTAATTACTAAAGTTGACTTGACACCCCTGAATCACTTATAATATCTTTATTAACTATTAAGGATCCTTGATTCATCTTCATCTACCGTCGGATCAACACATTGTAGATGCTGTATTTTCTTTGGCTGCCCTTCCTAAGTTAGAAAAAGCTTCTTGGTTGCTTGCGATGATTGCAACGTTTGGTAAAACACCAAAGCAATTGAAAGGTTTCTCCTGGAACGACGACAACACTATTAATATTCTTTCTAAAAAACGTTCTGTTAAACCCCTCCATCCCCAGTGGGTGTATTTATTTCAACTCAAAGAAAAGCAGCCGTCTGATTTGGACAGCTGCTGGGAAAGTTTAATCGTAGATTTAAAAAGAATTACTGATGAAAAAGCAATCCTTTTAACTATTGAAAACCTTTTGCTTTCTTATAAAATCAGAAAGATTTGCTACGTGCCTATTAAGCAACAGCTTCGGCATTTGACGACAGCTCACTGAGCATCGCTTCTACTGCAGGAATATTCCAGTAGTATGTATCACGTGACCGCGTCAAGGGACCGGAGGTATAGTGCTTACCCAGCTTGAAGGCTTTGTTATTACACAAACCATTTAGCTCATTTCGAGGCATGTCCAGGATTTTAGCTGCCTTGAAAGCTGGAGCCCAGTTGTTAATAGCCATGTAGCGGGAGATGCGTACTATTTAAAAATACATGTTTTTTGCGTGATGTCAAAATCTTTACATAATTTTTTTGTATTGTTGCTGTTCTTAAAGATAGGCGGTTTTAAACTGAGATAACGACTAAATTGCTATGTTCAAAACGGAGAACGAACCCCTCGCACTCCTACTTGAACTACGCCCTAAACACGCAAAGAAACGTTTCCGAGACGAAATCTATAAAGCCTGGGACCATGACTGTGCGTATTGTGGTAAACCTGCTACAAGTCTTGATCATATTGTTCCACGGTTTAAATCTGGCTCTAGTAACTGTTACAACTTAATTCCTGCTTGCCGCAGTTGTAATGCAAACAAAGCGTCAAGTCCCATGGAAGAATGGTATCGTAACCAGCCGTTTTTCGAAGAGCAACGATTAATGGCAATCAAGAACTGGATGGACGATAAAATTGTTTACCTTTTAGATAATGAATTAGAATCACTAGACATGATGTTTAAACCGGCGTAAGCAATGAGCATACAAGGCGGTATCAGAGTAATATATGCAAATAACCTTGGGCGTCCGGCTGACGCTGGGGGATTAGCTCATTATGAAAACGCTTATTGGCAACAATATAATCAAAAAAAAGGTACTTCTAAACAAAAAGAAGATCACGCTTGGAGTTTTATAGCTTCTGCAATTAGAAATAGTCCTGAAGGTAGAAATAAACAACAAGTAGCTAAAAATGCATATGAACTTTTTCTAGGGAGACCTTGGGAACCAACAACGGATGGTTACGAGGCTCTTAGGCAAACACCTAAAGAGATACGAGATAGTCCTGAAGCTGCAATTTTTAGAAATGCTTTAACTAATGGTTATTACGGTGCGTATAACGATATAAGAGGTTATGCAAATAATAATTCTTTTAGTTACGACCAAGGTAGGTTTAACAATTTTAAAGGCGGGAATGCTTATTTAGGTGCGTTAACGCATTGGAGAGAATACGGAAGATATGAGAACCGAATGATAAAAGGTTATCAAACAGTAGTCTTAAATCCTCGTAACAAAAATCTTGAGTTTACATCTACCGGTACGATTTCTAGCCAAAAATTTCTCAGTGCTCCTGTAAGACAAAAGTATCAAAGTTTAATAAATAATTTTAACAATTCTCGTGGAGGCGATTATGCCGGTTTAATAGCAGCTGCAAATAATTTAGGCGATGGCGTTGTTGTACAAGATTTTCTTGATAGAAATAAAAATACGTTTGATACTTATTATCGAGATCAAAAAATAGGTACTCCTTATGATCCAAAAACTGGACTCCAGCCTCTCACCGGAGGCTTTGATCCGAAGTACTTTTTAGCGAATAATGCAAATGTAGGTACACAATGGAACCAAGCGCAATCGAGTGTAAATATTAAAGGAAGTCGCTTTCAAGATCTAGACATTACTGCAAGGTATGGCAACAATATTAATACTTTTGCCGCAGCCCAGTTCTCTCAGATGGCACGTGCTGATCCTTTTACTAGAGGAAATGCAGCACAAGATATTGGCGAATACAGTGAAGCATACGATGATTTAACTGATGCTCAACGGCAGCTATATCGAGACGATCTCCTGGGCCTAACCAAAGAGGGAGCTAGTGGACAGTTATCGATTGATTATACAGATGACCCAGCAGATAATTCTAGGATTGAAAATCAAATTTTAAGCAACATATCGGGACAAGAACTGTTAGAGCAGGATAAGTTTGGAAAATTAACGCAAGACTCATTAAAATTTGCAGCAGACAAATTAAAAGAGCAGCAAAAAAATGAACAGGCACTTGACTTATATAAAAACCTACCTGGGTTCAATGAGATTTATTCTGCTAATACTTCGCTAGCTAATTCACTCCTAGGAGATAGCGGTATAGGAGGTTATCTGTCCATGCTCGGTAAAGATACAACTGCCATTCTAGAAGGTTTAGAAGATCAGTTTTCAGGCGTTACAGGGATACCTAGCAATAACAGCACAGTTTTTAATTGGCAGAAATGGTTTGACGAAGAGATGGTCCAACGTTATGAAGATATGGAAACCATCACGGTTGAATTTGATGACACCATTAGTGATTTAGATTTAAATTCTGAGACCGGAAAAATACAATATGAGATTCAACTCACTCGTATGGGGATTGACCCTTATGATGACAAGGGTAATTTAATTAGTAAATCAGTTGCATTACAAACACTAGAAGCTAATAATTTTCAGCGTATTTACGAAATTGATGAAAACTTTAAAACTAATTTTATTGAAAACTATTTAAAACCACGCTTTGATCAATCTAAATCCATGGATGAATTCATTTCATATATGGATGTAAAAGAAGACGAGCAAAATATTTTCCAGACACAAAGTGCTCTTGATAGCTTAAAAACATTAGCTAGTCAACAATCACGTTTGCTTCTACAGAATATTCAGGATCTGCCAGGAGATTTCAATTATAACTTTTACTTTAATCCTGATGATGAGAACGAAGTAAAACAAAGCACATACGATATTCAGAAACAGGAAGTAACACGTGATTGGGATAACGCAAAGGCGAACGGTAACAGCACACCTCCAGGGCAAGTTGCTGACAGTAATGGTAATAACTATACCTGGAATCAGTGGGCATATTTCTACGGTTTAAAGATCAACGACAAGCAAGACTTCGCACGCCTACATTATAAAGTAATTGGTGCTGCAAAAGGTTTTGATCCTGCGGCTGATATTTTAACTCAAGAAAAAGTCGATGATTATTTCGTGGATACTGTTGTACCTGCGCTTAATGATGCTCGTTTAGATCTCGACAACGCCACCTTCATGAACTTCGTTACACCCGAGCAGTTCGCTGACGAGGTTCTGCGTGGCATTGATCCAGAGGAAAACGAGGAGGCTTGGAAAGAAGTCTTGGAACTGTATGGACTAGATGGAACAGAAGCCATTGACGAGGTCCGTAATGTAATCATTGAAGCTGTACGAACAGGATCAGCCCAACGAATCCGAGAGTCAATTAAATTCTTAAATGAGAAAAAGAAAACACCTACGCAACGAGAACTAGGCGTCAACTACATTGAGCGGGAATCAGATAAGAAATTTATTGAAGATAAAAACGCGACTGAACTTTATAAAATATTTCAGAATGCAGGCTATTCAGGATCCGAGGACGAGTTCTTTGATACGTTTATGCCAGACGCAGACAGGGCCGATCTTGAGTTTCTACAACAAGGTTTAAGTGGCGATTTTGAACTTAAAGATATTAACACTGAGGATCCGTTTGAAGCATTAGCCAGTGTTAGTAGCTTCTTTGATGGAGGTGGAAACGTCTTTGATACAGACACTGATAAGGAAAAGGAAGATGAGAATGAACCTGAAACGAGCTACTTTAATTTTTTTGGTGACGATGATGAAGACGAAGATTATGCCTCAGATACTGGACGATCTATAATTGATAGTTATTCAGACTTCTTTAAATAAATATAATGTCTAAAGCAAAGAAAGCTGCTAGTGCAGCCAAGCTACATAAAGATAAAATGCCATGTAATAAACCTAGGCGTGACGTTAGAGGCGGCAAGAAATCTGTCGTAAAAGGCTGTGAAGGAGGTAAAGAAAAGATCATCCGCTTTGGTGATGCCAATATGACAATTAAAAAAGACAACCCAGCTAGACGTAAAAATTTCAGAGCACGTCACAATTGTGATGAAAAAAAGAGTAAACTAACCGCAGGCTACTGGTCCTGTAAGGCATGGTGACACCTGAAGAATTGGCTGAAGTCCTTGAGTATAAGGATGGTGACCTGTACTGGAAAAAAAGATAGGACGTAAGATTATTGCTGGTAGCAAAGCAGGAAGCACTGGCAGCCGTGGTTACTTCCAAGTTAGATATAAAGCAAAAACTTATCGCAAAGCACGTGTTGTCTGGTGTTTATGCCATGGAGAATGGCCACCAAAAGGATATGAGATAGACCACATCAATCGAAATAAAGCAGATGACCGTATTGAAAACCTAAGAGTAGTAACACACTGGGAAAACACAGTCAATAAAAAACCCAAAGGATACTATAAAAATGGAAATCGTTACTGTGCACAACTGTGTGTACACGGAAAGAAAATATACTTAGGAAGTTTTGCTACGGAAGAAGAAGCTGCCCTAGCCTACAATGAAGCAAAAGAAAAGTACCACAAATGGTAAATGGTAATGAATTTAGCAGGAAAATACCAATCACAAATGCCTACCCTTCAAGAAGGTTTAAATCATTTAAAAGGTAAATTAAGAAATCTTGCACCAGGTAGTTTAGAGTATCAACATATATTAAATATGATTGGAGAGTTTGAAAAGGATATGACTATGGTTGCTAAAGATACTCAACAGTACATAAGGTAAAGTGGTGATAAAATTTACTTTTTAAACCCATGAACAAAACTGGCAGCTACATCCAAGCCAAGCCTAAGAAAACACGGCAAGGTCAAGGTAAGCATTCAAAAGCTTCCCATGGACGTAAACAGATGCGAGGCCAAGGAAAATAAGTTATTATTAAATTAACTTAAATAAAACAATGCCCTCATTAAAGGAAGCCCTTAGGCTAATTAAAACTTTTGAGGGCTTTAATGAAAAGGCTTTCTCTGATCCTACAACGGGTGAGGAAGCGTACATCATTGGCTACGGCACTACCTACTACCCAGATGGCACGCAGGTGCGTCAGGGGCACCTATGCACAGAGCACAAGGCTGAAGAGTATTTAAAAAACGAAACAGATCTTATCGCAAGTGAAATCCTTAAGCTGAATCTTGGTTTAGATGCTTGCATGCTTAATGCCCTCGTATCGTTTGTGCATTCAGTAGGCTGGGAACCTTTTCTATATAGCAGTATTATCGATTGTTGCGAGCAAGAGAATTATGTAGATGCTGGTAGGGAAATTACAAAGTGGGTTTATGGTAACGATCATAAAATAATTGGTACTCTTGTTGATCGTCGGAGACATGAAGTAGACCTTTTCATGTCAGAGTATAATTCAAATGCCTGGACCTCAAACGATATTTTGCTAAAAGCTTTTCGTAACTATACAGCAGCCCCTTGTCAAGTTCGTGCCATCAGAAAACTACAAGAAAGGGTAGATCCGTATACCCTGTCAGAGTTTGCGAATGATTTTGATGTCCACAATAATCCTTATACGGATTTTTCATCAGATGAGTTTGACTCTATCTTCACGTTTTAGGCTTAAAATATAAAGACAACGAAGACTAACAAATGGACGAGACAAATACTGATACGCAAAAATTTGATATGCCTCTGCATTTAGAGCTTGCAATGCGCAAGGCTGAGTTAGATTCTATGGAAATGACATGGGATCAGCTCCAGCTTGCTTTGTTGAACTTGTTTCATAAACGATTGATCGAAACACAAGCAATCAAAGACATGTTGTCAGCAGAAAATATTGAATTGGAATTTGACGTGCCAACGCATATTGAATTAACGCAATTGGCACTGACGATGATGCAAGACGATGAAGATGAAGAAGACTTTCAACCCTTCTTTGGTTGATTAGCTCTTTTTCTTTTTCCCACGCATACTACGCAGGTGCTCCATTCTTTCCTTCATGGATTGTTTTGGACCACCTTCTTTTTTACCTGCTTCTGCACGATCTCCGCGACCCTCTTTCTTTAAGCCACGTACTTCTGCACGAAGCCTTTTGTTTTCTTCTCGTAATTTAGAGTCACCTGTTTTACTTGCAGGTCTAGCTGCAGGACGCGCTGGACGCTTACTTCCACCAGCTGCAGGACGAGCTGGACGCTTAGAAATTGGTGCCATTGTAGTCACTCAAGTACCTTCCTAGTTTAGAAGTACTACTGCTAATACCAACCAGGAGGAGGAAGAACACCTGGAGGAATAAGATTTTTCCCGCATCTACGACTGAGATTATGCAGCACTTTTGTTTTATGTTCTCTGCTAAGAACAGGAGTATGGATGATTTCCCAGGCGACCTCCGCACAAAGCTTTACGGGCAATGGCGGAGGATTGTATTGAAGACTCACCACACGCCAGGAATCAATTGGCCTGTAGAGGCGTAGGCACCAATAGCAGCCATCACACCTAACATCGCAAACCGCCCGTTAAGGCGCTCTGCTAAAACACTATGCTCTTCAAGTGTTTCCATGACCTTCATTTCAGGCTCTTTAGCAAACACGTTGTGCTGTCCGTGTTCGTTCTTGGTTACTGTCATAACACTTAAAAAGGTGTTTTCAGTCTAAATCAAGAAGTCTGGTGAGGTACCATTGGCATTTCTCAACCGACTGGCGACCACCTTTATATTTTTCTCTCCACAAATATTTAACGCAATTCCCCTTTAAATAACCTCTATATTCTTCTGGTGTTAGCTGGGCTTCAATTGCTTCAATGCATTCAATGCCACCATCAGTTGTGTAATGTGCCGGGTGATTCACATTATCAACAACAGCTTCTTTATGCTTTTCAAGATAAGTATCCCAGACTTTTTCTTGATATGTTTTTTCATCAGCCTCTTTCTTTGCCCAAGGCACAGGACAAATACCCCCTGGGCAATCTGAAATATCTTCTTGATTTAAATCGCCAGATTCTGAAGGACTGATCCCGACCGGTTTAAACCAGCCTTCAGCTTCCTTTGGTTGGTCGTTGCCACTGCTTGCTCTTCGGGGGAGAGCTGCCCCATGTCCACCAAGAGTTGTCGTGGTTGTGGTGTTGCTCCCTGCATAATTCCCTCTTCCGCTGATGGAATTGTTCCCGTTACTCCGCATCTTGGTTGTGCCCTTGGATCTATAGCTAAGTTAACACGATCTGACATATCTTGCTGAGTTACAGCTAAACCAGTGTTGTACTGGTCGTACATAGGAACATCATTTGCTTCATTGTCTAATGGCTGGCCGATATCATTCATATCAACCATGCGTTGACGAAGAGTATCGTTCTCTTCCATAAAGGCACTAAGAAAGCCGTCCATTGTTATATTGTCCTGGGTTAAACTTAATTATAAGTTATAGAATCTGATGGTAGCAGGCACTTCTGGCGGAGGCGTTAGCGATTTAAATCCTGAAAGAGCTTACGACGTTGACGCTCGTCGCCTAGATGAAACTGAGAGGAGAATCGATCGTGCTGCGGACACAAGCAACGATCGCAAGCAAGATCGTGTTGGTAAGTTTCTGAGATCAGCACGTTCAGCTGGAAAGTTTCAACAGAAGCGTCAGATTGATGCGCCATGGATGAATCGTGAGGGACAAGTCCCTGCGTTCACTGAAGGAGATCAGTTTGGCAGGGCCGGTTCAACGAACTATGCAGATAAACCGCAACCGTCAACCAGTAGGCTCTATAACAATTGAGCCTTTAACTAGTCTACTTAAACTTTAGATAAAACAACTTTGTAAGGTTGCTTGTTATACTTTCCTTTTCTTTCTAAGTAAGACACTTCACAAGGATCACCTTCATAGAACAAGAGCTGACAGATGCCTTCATTAGCATAAATTTTATTAAACAAGCTAGTACAATTACTAATCTCTAACGTCAAATGACCCTCCCAGCCTGCCTCCGCTGGTGTAATGTTGACGAGGATACCTGAACGCGCATACGTCGATTTGCCAACTGCAACAACTGTGACGTTCCTGGGAAGACAAAGACGCTCCATAGCAACGCCAAGGCAATAACCATATGGCGGGATAATGAAGTATTTCCCTTTTTCATCTTCGTGTAGTTCAGTCTCTTTTAAAATTTCAGGATCAAAGTTTTTAGCATCGCATACACCGTGTTGGACACCGCCAAAAAGAAGACACTGACTAGGAGACAACCGAATATCGTACCCATAACTCGATAAACCATAGCTTAGAATCGGCGTATTATTTTCTGTACTTATCAGTTTATCCTGGAAGGGTTCAATCATACCTTCTTCTGCAAATCCTTTGATCTGCTTATCGCTTAGAACTGACATGCTTGCCGCTTGAGTGATCCAACTCTACAGCAAAATCCTACCCTTTTCACCGTAGATATCACAAAAATCTTCAGTCGCTTTCTCAATATTGTCTTTAGGTTGTAAATAAATAATTGCACTAGCGCCTGTAGTACGCGAATCTGTCGTGTCATCACCAAAGTAATGGCGTAACAATTTCGGACGGGACTTTAAAATACACACAGGGTGATCGAAGATATCCTGAGAGTAAATCACAAGATCAATATAGTTAGTAAAAAAGATTGCTTGTTCAACATTCCCGATCAGCCATTGGTGCTTTAAAGTTTTCCACCAGATAGCAGAGCCTGAAGTCAAGGTAGGAGACAAACCCCTGGTTGGAATCCACCGTGCTTCACGTTTGTTGTAGTACAAACAAGCAGGTGGATGGAAACAATAAACCTTTCCAAACCATTGGGCTTCATTGATTGGATCGTCTTTAGCCGTAAAGAACTTATCAGCTCCTACGTAAGTGTTAGCAAACTCTGAGCTAGCAGGATCCAAATCGATGTTGCCCATAAGCATATGAGCACTGTCAATAAGGTCTCGGTTACTGATCCACTCATAGCCTTCGACTCGGATGTTGTTAGCTCTTCGGACCGTCATTCTGAAGCCTGGTTATAGTCGATGTTAAAGTATCGCATCCCTTGGTGATCGTTGATAATGTAACCAGCGCCAGCTGCAGGGTCGATTTTTTGAGCTGCTTCAAGGATGCTTTTAAACGTTTCTTTGAGTTCACCATCAGAGTTCTCTTCAGCAGAGTGTAACTCTTTCAATGTTAACCAAAACATAGACCTTTCGCTACTGTTTGGTTGAAAGCACATAACTCCTGGGCCTTCTGTCTCCCAGAATTTAATGCTCTGCTCCCCCATATCACCTAACAAAAGTTTAATAGTGGCATCAGCATACTTAGCACTAGCAGGATCCATGTCCTTACCAATGACTGAGGCTAACAAGTCTTCGCGTCTACTCATGGCTCAATAGTTTTTGACGGTTTAATACCGTGAGCATCTTTGGTAAGGGTTCATAAATAACAACCATCTTTCCTAGGACACCACGTTTTTTTATTAGCTTACCATTGTCATCGCGCATTTTGGAAAGTTCGCCTGCCCGTATAAGATACTCGGCAACACAACGCAATCTACGCTTCAAAGGCAGGTCAGCATTAGGAAAACGACTACAGATTGTCTCTGGAATCATATCAGAAAAGGCCAATCGTAATCGATTGGCTAATGTCATATTGCTATTTGGATCTTCGATTTCAAAATCTCGGATCATTTTGATGTAACGCTGTAGAGTTGCATCATCAAAAGAACCAGTGGGAGGGAGAAAGGGTGCGACTTGTTGGGCCAAACTTTCTGGTAAATACGACTCGTAATTTTCTAATGTTAAAACATCAATCAGGATAGAGTCAAAGCGATGTTTCATTTATTTTGCCCCTCATTTTCTTTTAATGTTTCAAAGAAATCTCTATTGTTTTCGTATAGATTAGGTCCATCAGGGTTATCAAAAGTACGTAGGCTAGCCTCCGGCCCTTTCGAGTATGTCAAAATCAATTGATTCCAAGGAATCCTGACCATTTCTTTTTTTGTTCCTACTGGAATAACAATGTAATGGATACCTTGAGTCCAACCTTTAAACCTTTGACCAGGTTGTTTTTTCTTACCTTGTAAGATCCAATTGCGAATCGTCTGATCAGTTACACCTAAACGCTTTGCACACTCTTCTGTAGAGACATATTCATCTGCATAGATTTCAGGACTGACTTGATCTGTTTCTTTATTTGAATATCGCGAATGCCACATAGAAGCAAGGATATTTCTAATGCCTTTAAGTTCTGCGGCTATTGCTTGCAGGTCTTTATTTGCCTCAGCCATATCAAATAAGTGTTACACTTTTACAAAGATACAACTTTATCCGTGGAAGAGCAAGTACCGGCCAGTCAACCACCTGGTAATTACTACGAAAATCCAGAAGGTCCAAGATATCAAAATCCTGCTGAATACGATCAAGCAGCTCAACAACCACCACAACAACCAGGTGTGGTTTATAACCGACCAGATTTCAAAGCAATGCGAGAACAGGCATTGCAAGATGCTATTGCACAGGTAACTGAAAGGCAAGCTACAGGTCAAGTACCCCAGCAGTTCGTGCAAGTACCTGCTCCTATCCCTGCTCCTGCTCCACAGGTTTTACAACCTCCAGCTGCAGAACCTCAAGTTATTTATGTAAGACGCAACTTAACTTGGGCAGAACTCATTCTTGTTTTTGCTATTTCAACAGGTTGTGTTCTAGGCATCCAAGGCATATGGACCCTGGCAACAGACATTTTACCAAGGATTGAAATTAAAGATAAATAAGCCAGCTTATAATTAAGTATAAGACTTGGCTTAAAGTAGGGTGGCAAATAGAAAAATTACGCAATTTCCAGCGATCAATCCCATCGACATAGTCGATGATGATTTGGTAACTCTGGTCTCAGTATTTGAGATTGATCCTGCATTACGTAATAAGAAATTAAATTTTAGCGGTCTCCGTGTTTACCTAGATCAGTACTACATCAACCAAGGTGAGACGGATCCGTTCACTATTGGTAACGTATTGGTTACTGGATATGCCTCTATCTATGGGGATCAAAATCTCCGTGGAGATTTAACAGTATCAGGTACTAGTGTATTTGAATCAGAAGTAGCAATAAATTCAGATTTAATTGTCGGTAATAATGTTTCAGTAACGGGTAATATCACAGCCAATCAAGTTGATGCCCAGAATTTACTTGGTAATTATCTTGAAGTAATTTCAGGTAACTTCACTATTGCTACTGGTACAGTAAGCGACTTTACCAGTGGGTATTTTGATTATGCTTCTGGTACCACAATCACCGGAGATAATGTTGGAATTCAAAGTGGCACTGTCGTTGACCTGACCGTTACTCGTGGCATCGATGCCGTCAGTGGCTATTTTAATTATTTAATTGTTGATACGTTAGTTGCGTCAGGCACAACAGTCACTGGAACCATTAATGCGAATGACATTAATGCAACAGGAACGATCTCAGGAGCCACCATTACTGGTGACATCGGTCAGTTTACTAATATAACTGGAATCCTTGGTGTATTTGATACAGTTTCAGGTGCCACTATTACTGGTGACACGGTTTTATTTACAGAAGCAACAGGTACTAATTTACGTGTAACCTCCGGTAACTTCAACCAGCTAGTAGCTAGCGGTTTTTATGGGGAGACAGTTACAGGCATCGTAGCAACTTTTACTGATGCATTTATACAGAATAATTTAACAATCACGGGTGATCTTAATGTAACAGGAGACTTGACCGTTGATGAGATCACTGCGATCAGTGGTGATTTCTCTTACATATCTGGGACCACGATCACGGGAGATACTATTAATGCTGATTTAATTAACGTAGATACATTAAATGCGACTAACTTAAGTTTCTCCGGGGACCAAACGGTTAGTGGTAGTTTTACCATTGTTGAAAATTTATTCCTTAACGGATCAGGTTTTATTGGTGGTGATTTATATATCACTGGATTGGTTTCTGGTACAACCATCACAGGAACCAGTGGTACATTTAACACAATTGTCTCTGCACCTACCATTAGTGGTACAGATGGTTTCTTTGATGTCTTAGTAGTCTCTCAAACTGCCACAATTACGGGTGACCTACAAGCACACGACATCACAGCAACTGGAAACCTTGATGTTACTAGTGGTTTGGTTGTTAATGGAACAACAGAACTAAGTGGAGACCTAAGCCTGAGCGGTGATTTCTCTATCGTCAGTGGCAATATTACAGGCGATGGTAACACTACTATTAGTGGTATTGAATATATCCATGCGGCTAGTGGCTTATTTACTAACGATCTAGATGTTGATGGCAACGTAATTATTTCAGGAAACCTGGACGTAAGCGGTACAACAACTTTTGATGAATTAAATATTTTAAGTGGATTAGTTGTAAGTGGTGACCTATTCGTTTCTGGTCAAGTTATTGTTGATGACAATGTTATTGTCAGTGGAAATATTACTGCTATTACTGGTATCTTTACAACAGTTACAGGTAATGCTGCAAACTTTACTTCAGGTAATTTTGTTGATTTAAAAGCTATTACGGTTAGTGGTACAAATTTAAATTATACAAATGTCACGGGAATCACTATTACTGGTGAAAACTTCTTAGGCACTAACGGTACATTTACTCAGTTAACCGGTGTAACAATTACTGGTTCAAGTATTTCAACAACTACTGGACATTTTGGTAATTTATTAGTTGATAATGAAATTATTATTGACGCAGATTTAAGCGTCAGTGGAAATGCTTTTGTTACAAGTGGTGTAAATGTCGGAGGTGATGTCACTGTTAGCGGAACAGTTACTTCACACTCTGATTTTATAGTGCTCTCAGGCCAAGCTGAATTCCCATGGGGCACTCAAACTGCACCAGGTATTACATTCACAGGTGATTTAAATACAGGTTTCTATAACCCATCCGGTGAAATGATTACAGCAACAGTCAATGGACAACGTGGTTGGACAATTGAATCAGGTACTGGAGACAGTGCCGGAAGACATGTATTAACAATTTGGGGTGTTTAAAGTAGAATACATTTATATGTGTTAAGTACAAGGTAAAGAAATGGCTCCTCAGTACGGCGAAGTTCGCGTTGATTATATTACCTATACGACAGGAGTTTCACCGAATGAAGCAAATGTTACTGTACCTGTTTCTGGTTTAGTAAATAAGCCAACTTTTAGTGGCGATGTTTTAATAAAAGGAGACCTTAGTGTTGAAGGTGATATTGTTGCCTCTGGTGATGTCACTTTTGATCAAGGCTTAACTGTTAGTGGGAATACAAATTTAAATGTTCTAACGGTAACTGGTAATTCTCAACTTGATGATCTGTTTGTTGGTAATGATGCTACTGTCACAGGAAGCTTATCCGTAGAAAAAATAATTGTTAGTTCTGGTACTGCTGCAGCACCAACGCTGCGCTTTACCGGCGATACCAACACCGGCATCTATAGCCCTGGCGCAGACCAAGTAGCCATCTCGACTAATGGCACTGGGCGGTTGTTTGTTGATTCGAACGGCAAGGTAAGCATTAATTCGACAATACCGGCTGGCAACCAGGGTCTATACATCACGGCAAATCCGCCGACAGCAGATTCGGCTGGACTTCGTGTTGGCAATTCGGCCAATGTAACCCTGGAAATGCTGACAACCGGGGCGACTTATAGCTACGCAGGCGTTGGGGCTAGTGAAACCTGGCTGCGTTCATCTAAAGCTGGAGCAGGGGCAAACCTCAATATCGGGTCAGATGAAGCTATTGCTATCAAATTCGTTAATGACGCGCAAGAGCGAATGCGCCTGGACTCCTCAGGCCGCTTAGGTCTGGGGACTTCTGCCC